AGGCTGGAACGGCCGGAGGCTACGCTTAAGGAGCTTGGGGAGGCTCTGGAGCCGCCGGTTGGAAAGTCGGGTGTAAATCACCGGCTGAGAAAGCTCAGCCTTATGGCGGAGGATTTAAGGGAAAACTTCCCGGAACAGTAAGGAAACGCTCCATCCGCAGAAATGAGGAGGATAATGATGAAGAAAAAAATAATCACGGTTGAACTGGCAGATGGGTTAGAAGCAAGGCCCGCCGCTATGCTGGTGCAGGTTGCAAGCCAGTATGACAGCAGGATCTATCTGGAGTCAGGCTCCAAGCGTGTGAACGCAAAGAGTATTATGGGTATGATGACCTTAGGTCTGATCGCAGGTCAGTCCATCACGGTGGAGGCTGACGGCGCAGATGAGGATCAGGCAGTGTCTGAGATCGAGAAGTATCTGATCAACGCATAAGCCCCTCAGTGCATTCCGGAGAGACAAAAAGGACGATTGGAAACCAGGCGGTATAAGAGGCTGCCTGGTTTTTTTACGATAGAAAAGAAAGCTGGCTTTGGAGCCGGCTGCAGCAGAAAGGAGAAATGGCGTTTTATGGCGTTTACACATTTGCACGTCCATACAGAATACAGTCTGTTAGACGGCTCATCCAAGATAAAAGAGCTGACGGCCAGGGCAAAGGAATTGGGAATGGACAGCCTGGCCATTACGGATCACGGCGTTATGTACGGCGTTATTGATTTTTACCGGGCAGCCAGGGAAGCGGGGATCAAGCCTATTCTGGGCTGCGAGGTCTATGTGGCTCCCGGCTCCCGTTTTGACCGGGAAAGCACGGGAGGAGAGGATCGCTACTACCATCTGGTGCTGTTGGCGGAAAATGATGAGGGCTACAAAAACCTCATGAAGATCGTTTCCAAAGGATTTGTGGAGGGATTTTACTACAAGCCAAGAGTGGATTACGAGGTTCTTGAAGCCTGCCACGAGGGAATCATCGCTCTCAGTGCCTGCCTGGCGGGAGAGGTTCAGAAATATCTGGCCCGCGGAATGTATGAGGAGGCCATGCGTTCTGCCAGACGGTATGAGGAGATATTTGGAAAAAACAATTTCTTTCTGGAGCTGCAGGACCACGGCCTGCCTCAGCAGAAGATGGTAAACCAGGGACTTCTGCGTCTGAGCAGGGAGACTGGGATCGAGCTGGTGGCTACCAACGATATCCACTATACCTTTGCTGAGGATGAAAAGGCACATGATATCCTGCTTTGTATCCAGACTGGCAAAAAGGCAGCAGACGAGGATCGGATGCGCTATGAAGGCGGTCAGTATTACTGTAAATCCGAGGAAGAGATGCGGGCCTTATTCCCCTATGCGCTGGAGGCAGTGGACAATACTCATAAAATTGCGGAGCGCTGCAATGTAGAGATCGAGTTCGGCGTCACCAAACTGCCAAAGTATGAGGTGCCCGAAGGCTTTGATTCCTGGACGTATCTGAACCATCTGTGCCGGGAGGGCTTTCGGACAAGGTATCCGGATGATGACGGTACTTTAAGCAGCCGTCTGGATTATGAGCTGGATGTGATCCGCACCATGGGGTATGTGGATTATTTTCTGATCGTGTGGGATTTTATCAACTATGCCCGTTCTAAGGATATCATGGTGGGGCCAGGCCGGGGCTCTGCCGCGGGAAGCGTTGTCTCTTATACTCTGGGAATCACAAATATCGACCCTGTGCGCTACAGCCTGCTCTTTGAGCGGTTTTTAAACCCGGAGCGTGTATCCATGCCGGATATTGACGTGGACTTCTGCTATGAGCGGCGGCAGGAGGTCATCGACTATGTGGTGGAAAAATACGGAAAAGACCAGGTGGTGCAGATCGTTACCTTTGGTACACTGGCGGCCAAGGGTGTGGTCCGGGATGTGGGCCGCGTGCTGGACTTGCCCTATGCGCTCTGCGATTCCATTGCCAAAATGATCCCCAACGATCTGGGAATGACGCTGGATAAGGCGATAGCAGCCAATCCGGATCTGAGAAAGCTGTACCATGAGGATCAGCAGGTGAAGTATCTCATCGATATGTCGAAACGTCTGGAGGGGCTTCCAAGGCACACCTCCATGCACGCGGCGGGCGTCGTGATCTCCAGGACCTCCATTGATGAATTTGTGCCTCTTTCACGGGCCGCAGACGGCACCATTACCACCCAGTTTACCATGACCACAATCGAGGAACTGGGCCTTTTAAAAATGGATTTCCTGGGTCTGCGTACTCTGACGGTGATCCAGAACGCTGTGCGTCTGGCAGAAAAGGATTACGGCATCTCCATAGACATTGACCATATTGATTTTGACGACAAGAAGGTGCTGGAATCCATTGGAACCGGAAGGACAGAGGGCGTGTTCCAGTTAGAAAGCGGCGGGATGAAGAGCTTTATGAAGGAGCTGAAGCCTGAGAATCTGGAGGACATCATCGCCGGAATTTCCCTGTACCGTCCGGGCCCTATGGATTTTATACCCAGGTATTTAAAGGGAAAAAATGATAAAACCTCCATTACCTATGAATGCCCTCAGTTAGAGCCGATCTTAAGCCCTACCTATGGGTGCATTGTATACCAGGAGCAGGTCATGCAGATTGTCCGGGATCTGGCTGGCTATACCATGGGCCGAAGCGATCTTGTGCGCCGCGCCATGAGTAAGAAAAAGACGGCTGTGATGGAGAAGGAGCGCCAGAATTTCGTCTATGGCAATGAGGCGGAAGGAGTAAGGGGCTGTATTGCCAACGGCATCGATGAAAAGACGGCCAATCACATTTACGATGAAATGATCGACTTTGCAAAGTACGCCTTTAATAAATCCCATGCCGCGGCTTATGCCGTTGTATCTTATCAGACGGCTTATCTGAAATATTACTATCCGAAGGAATTCATGGCGGCGCTCATGTCCTCGGTGATGGAGAATGTAAACAAGTTTTCCGAATATATTTTAAACTGCCGCCGTATGATGAATATTGCCATCCTTCCTCCTGATATCAATGAGGGAGAGAGCG